TTCTATTCTGTTCAGTATCATTTACAATTTTAGATGTGTACCAAGGAAAATTCCATGCCATCAGTTCTGAGTGCACCCTCTCGAACTCTCTGATGGGTAGGAAATTATCTTTTATATCTATCATTTTGATATTACCATTATATGTAATCCATTCCACCAACTTTTATCATCCTCTGCTATCTCTGTCCTGAGTGTCTTTTCAAATACTACTTCTTTATCCTCTTGAAACTTCTTAGCATTGTCCACTACACCATTGAAGTTAGCATCATCTATGATTAAAATGTAATTATCTTTTGCCTGTTCATGTAAGTGTTCTAAGTTTGCAACCATATTATCACCCACTTCACCATCATAAAAGATAACGTCAGGTCTATACTCTTTGTTAGGCAACCATTGTAATACAGGTTTGACACAAAATCCTACTGAAGTATCAAGATTCATCCATTTGTCTGCGTTCTTGACCATTTCATCTATAGGATTCTCTACATCAAATTTGTTTCCTAAATCTTTTTTCTTTGGTTTAACAACTCCATCACTATAATCATCTATAGCATATGCGTTGACAGCACTATTCTTATACAATGCTGCAAATAATGTACTACCCATGTAGCATCCAACATCAGCATATACTGTACCACGTTCTGAACATAGATTATTTAATAGGTGTCTGACTTTATCAGATGATAATCCTAAAACATCATATCCCTCTGGATTAAATCTAGAATTGTTATCCGTTGCTGCGTCAATAGCTCGGATCACACGATCCACATAAGGATTCATAGTACGTTTCTCCTTCTTCAGTACAGATTCTACCACAGATTCACAATAGTTGCAATCCCAACAATCAAATCTGCAACTTTTAATTTTGTTTCGCCATATATTTATGGGTGCGTCTTTGATCTTCACATCAGTTAGATACCTATCAAATTCTGGATACAATATATCTTTACCTTCATCCCAACGTTCTATCAGGTCTAGTGACTCCACAAGTCTAGTTGCTGACTCTCTACCATGCAACTTAAATACATCTATTACATCTAAAAACTCCTCCCAATCCTCTCTCCAAGGCGGTAGGTTTGCTTCTTTTAATGAAAATGCAGGGTCATACTGATCCCAACGTGAACAAGATACTCTACTAATATCACTATCAAAATACTGAGGATCACTATCTTTTCTTGTACTATTATAATGATAATGCTCTGGCATAATCGGGCATCCACCCCAACAATGTTCGTTAGCAAGTAATGATAACATTACTGGATTACCTTTCTCTGCACAATATTCTTTTGCTTGCTTGATTCTATCTAAGAGTGGTCTATCTCTCATCACATCACGATCAAGATTGATGTAATAAAAACCTGCACTAGCTAGTGATACTATCTCATTAGGTTTTGATACCTCTCTGAGTATAGTATTCTTAATCTTTAATTCTGGATATGCTTTCTGTATCTGTCCTGTCATTACCCATGATGTATGGGGAATGGTTGCAGTTCTTACACCATTATCATATAAAAATTTAAAGTTGGTGATAAATTCCTCAAGATTTTTTTGATCTGGTTTCACCCATATATTATTAAATGTCGCTGATAATGGTAGTCCTGTCTTATCTCTGATATAAAATGCGTTCTTTACTGCTGCCTGTGCATCACCTGCACCACGAAATACATCACCCATTGCATCTTGCATGAATGGTGGCATCCTCGTAGTAAAATATAAATCGTATATTAAATGCTTATATTTGTTTAGAAATGGTATTATCTTACCATCAATATACTCAGGTTCTATCTTCGGGTTTATCGGAAGGGAGAATAGATCTTCCTGTGACATTGTTGTGTGCATAATCAGTTAGGACTCCTGTAGTATCAAACATTTGTGGTGTATCATTTTCCATGAGGTGCTCGACCTTCTTCTCTGCTGCTGCCTTGATCTTACCTATATTGATATTCATAGCAGTAGAATATGTTAGTGCAAGATCGGTCACTGCTGCTTGATCTTCTGGTGACATCATTAACATACTATCAAGATTACCTGCTTGCAATCTACCAGTTGTTAACAAGTCAAGAGCAGATTGTTTTGCCATCCTTGCAATCCAATACTTATGCTCTTCTTTCTCTTCAATTTCCTTGTTTAATACAGTTTCTTTGAGTTCCTCAAAGTCATACTCTTCATCAGGTTTCTTTCCTAACTTCTCTTTGATAATTCTAAGTAAACCATTTATCTCGTCTTTTGATTGACGCATTTTATTATCCCACACCTGTAGGTCAATATAAAGAAGTTCTAGCTCATATTCTTTATCTTGTTTATAAAATTTATTTTCCTCTTCTGCCATTTCTGACTTTGTACGTTCAATATCATTTAACGTACGTTTATATTGTATAGTCACTTTCTGAATGGCATTGAGACGAGTCTGTATCTCCATGACCGCCTGTCTCATTTGTCGCCAAGGTGTGACTTGTGAGTTAACTACAAAATATTTGTTTTGATATTCTGTCTGCCCGAAAAATTGTGAGTCTGTCCAATCAATTAAACTCTTATCAAATTCACTTAAATCCCAACCTTCCTTGAGATCTCTCATGTCTGATAATGTCTTTTCAAATGGAATAGAAACCTTGGGTTTCCTATGTCCTTTAGAACTGGATTCCGTACTTAATTCCTGATTTTCTGGAGATGAGTCCTGTTTCTTCATCCTGTGTGCACCTTCCGTAATCTAAACATTGTTCGCTTGTCATTGACTCCCCAAAGTAATCTTCTAAGAAAACTACAACGTCCATCACATTTTTAGATGATTTTAGTTTGGTAATCAATGTTTGTTCTTGAACTGCAAGGTCATAGACTTTAGTTTTCCATGCTTCTTGCTTTTCAATCACTATAGCAGCAAAGTCTGCGGTTGTCAATCCTCTAACCTCTGCTAATCTATGTATCAGTTTTGTCTCAAAGGAATTATCAGCAATATATGCGGTTGCCTCACATAACTGATCTGTCCATGTTTCTCTCTCTAAAAATCCCCATGAATCATATAATGTTGAGTATCTCTCTTCAAATATCTCTTGTATTTTTAATGTTATCACCCCTATCATGAAAGGTTTGACATACTTAGCAGCAAGTGTAGAGTCAACTTGTACCTTTTCTTTTAAAGTTGTACCACTATCATCTACACCATACTCTGATTTCATTGATCTAGTCTCACCCCATAGTCTCATACCATAGGTTGCTGTATCGTAATCAAATCTTATATAATGTACATGAGGTGGTATATATTGGAATTGCTCATCATCTAGTTCATAGTATTCCAAAGCAAGGTTCTCACCAACCTTTGTACCTACAGTTGCGATATGAGGATATTTCTCTTCGTCAAGGACGATTATGTCAGGTTTCGTTGCCATTAGTAATTAGGAATAGTTGTACCATAATTGTACCTTACAGTACCATCTGTTTCAGTACCAGATATTGCACTTGATGATGAGCAGTGTGCTGAACTCATACCAGAGTGACCTGTAGGTGGTGATGATCCACCAAGATTATTATATGAATCGGTTCCATAGTTCACTTTGAAGGTATTATTATTCTGAGAACCATTATAGTTGCCAAGGCAATAACCTTTTCTCATACCCATTTCAAAGTTTTCTTCACCCATTCTACCAAAGTTTAGACCTCTAACCTGTATGCCTGTGGTATCATCACACTTCTGATTACCATTTTGATTATTATTACCAGTTCCAACATACATGTGTCCGATCATAGTGGGAAGTATTTTCTTCCATCCATCACCACCTGGCCCGTGGTTCCATGATGTCCAAGATTCGTTTGCCCATCTAAATCCTGCTCTTGAACCTGATCTCTTCCACCATCCCATCAGTCTACCATGTCCTCCCCATGTTGGGTCAGCACCACCATCATTCTGGTTTGGTGGGAATCCAGAGGTTCTCATGACCTCTGTTGTGAGATTGAATACGTCAGTTCTTGAATTACCACCACCATGTAAGTAAGAATATCCTCCTGCAAATACATGATCTTGGAATGAACCCATAGAACCTCTGTTCACTGTCATATCCCATGAGTTTTGATGAGTTATTCCTGATTCATTTGGCATACTAAAACCAGAGGTATATGTTGATGATCCTCTGTATGTGTTTTCCATTGAGTGATAGAAATGTCTCCTATCATTCCATGATCCAGACATATATGCACCTGATCTGTCTAGTGTATCTCCTAAGTTTGTTGATGTATCAGTAGCATGAACTGTTCTATTAACGTTTCTCCAAGGTGAACCTGATCTATATCCTCCTCCTACATATCCATGTGTGAAAATTCTTGCCATTGACCAATCGGTATCTGTACCATCTAGTGACCAATATGTTTGTGTACCATCAGATTTAAGTGAAGCGTTGACTGAATAATCATCACTATATCTACTTGTGCTTTGTGCGGGTATTCCACCTGCACCTGCAATAGGTCCCCACTCTACTGTTGCAGTTGATTCATTAAGTGCGTACCCTTCAAAGGTTCGATCGGTACTATTATAACGGAACATCCCTTCTACTGGGGATCCTGGTCTTTCATTAGTTGTACCTTTTGGCACTATCATACTATCAGTCGTTGCCATATCGACTGATACTCTAGGAGAAGATGTGCCAATACCTACTCTATTATTTGCTGAGTCAATATAAAATGTACCAGAGTCAAAATTAAAATTACCATTAGATGCTAACTGAAATTCGGCAGTAGAACCACCTCCACTCAAAGATACAATTTTATCAACGTTTAATTGTGACATTTCAGTAATTTACTCCTTCGTATTATTTATCAGATAGCGAATGTATCTTTGTAGTAATCATAAATTGTTATCTGTTCTGCTGTAGTAATATGTCTACCATAGAGCATAAAGACAGGGAATGAACCACAATTCTGTGATGAACTATGAGGGTTTCTATTACCACTACCCCATGCACCTATGTGATGGAATCCTCTATTGAATCTACTATTACTACTATTGATAGTAGCTCTTGGGCTTGTCTCATCATTGAAATAACATTGGTAATTAGGAGAGTATTGTCCAGACTCATATGAAGATAATCTCCATGTGTACATATTAAATTTGGTATCCCAGTTATTGAACTGGTCAATATCATATCCAGTATCATTAAATCCTGTAGCATCATTATCATACATACCAAGATTTCTTGTACCAGATTGTACAATAATATGGTGGTCACTAGATCTTGATCTTAATGGTGTTCTCCATTGACTATTATCAGTTCTCCATTTTAAGAAGAATATAACAGTTAGATGAGGATAGTAAGGTGTATCTGTATAATTACCCTGAGATACTAATTTAGCACAACCAGAACCATTAACAGAAAAATCCATATATTTAACTATCTGCCCATTAATAGACTCTTGAGCATATCTATCGGTAGGAATAGCACAATGAAAGTTATTTCCACTTATATCATACCAGTAGTTTGCATCTTGATCTGATGATAGAGGCATTAATGATCTTGGGTTATTTGCATCTAACCACATTACTAGGTTCTTTCTAACTACATCAGCACTACTTGTCGTAGTTGCACCTGCTTCAGATGCCATCAAGTTAATCCAGTCAGTACCATTATATCCTTCTACAGTTTCTAGTGTACTATTATATCGTATCATACCTGCTTCTGGAATTGCAGGTCTTTGTGCTGTAGTTCCTACTGGTAATACTAAACCAGAATCTATGTCAGCAGTATATGAACCACTTAACAATAAATTGGCAGTAGAGGGCATCTGAATCTCAAAGTTGTGATCCGAATTACCTATTAATCTGTTTACTCTAATTGTGCTCATCTTACAAAGAAATAACCTGGATGACCTTGACCACTGGCAGGACCTGAACCATAGATACCTGCTGAGGTAGTACCAGTATAACCCCACAGAACTCTATTATTACCATAACGAGATGTTTGATAGTTTGATGGGTTTGAGTGGTAATCAAATATCTTATAATTGTTATTATATAATCTGATATGCTCCCATCCACCAGGTTGCTCCCAGTTGTAAGGATATACATGAGAGACTCTAAAGTTTCCTTCTCGTCTGTCACCCTGACGACCATCTCCACCAGTATTTAACGCACTAAAGTATTGAATACCACCACGATATTTAATGAATGAGGCATAATTCCACCTGTCTCCACTAACTGTACCACCATTATAAGTGTCATAAGGACCGCCTGGTGGTTGTGTATTATCCTTTGCTAGTCTAACATTTATAACTTCATCACCACCATTACGTGCTTCAGCGACTGCTCTGATAAACACATCATCATATTTACTACCAGTTGTTGAACTATAACCAGTACCAGATACAGGAACATATGATGCTGATACACCACCAATCGTTTGAGTGTATAAGTTTGATGCTTCAAAAGTTCCGTAGTGATTAGTTGATGCTGATCCTGCAGTCATAACCAATACCCATCCACCATCATAATTATCACAATCAACATAACAATAAGTTGGTTCTTCATAACCTATAGGTTGTATCCAATAATAACCAGAGGGTCTATTGGCAAGTTTAACTTCTATTCCATTAGCAGCAGGACTTGCATAATCTCCTACTGTTGAACCACCTACTCCTGCAGCACCTAGACTCTTCCATAACACACCAGTGTAAATTTCAAACGCATTAGTGCTACTATTAAATCTTGTATCACCAATTACAGGACTTGTAGGTCTTTCTCCTGTAGTCCCTACTGGTAATGTGTGAGCACCTGTATCATTAAATTTTAGTTTACCCTCAATATTAAGAGTATGTCCTGGCGACAATGTCACCTGTCCTAGTGATGATGCTACTCCTGCTAATTTACTGACTTGTACTTGACTCATATTACTATGTATTATCGAATGTTACAGGATACATTGCCCAACCACCTCTAGTTCCGTAAGAGGGATATGATAGTGCAGATGAATTAATATCCATCAATTCTAGCATATACCAACGATACCCATACACGTTGGTAAAACTTTGTGATCTCTGTGATCCCTCACCACCAGAACCTTGTCCACCAAAGTGAAGTCTTGCAATATATGTCCATTGTGTTCCTGTTTCCGTGAAGTTGGTGCGGTTTATATCTTGATTAGATCCCCAGACATTTACATTACCAATAGCATTTGTATGTTTATACCATCTAACTCTATTGATTACTTGTCCGAAAGGATATGCAGAAACTTTAACTGCAAGATACTGTGGCCAAGCGACATTACCAGGACTACTATGTCCTGTATGAAATGCAAAGTTGCTACTACTTGTTGATGAAACATACTCTAAGAATGAGCGTGTATTGGATGTTGCACTTAAAGTTTCATCACCAGTGGTACCATCATTATATCTTAATCCTTCAAATAATATTTCATTCTCTGTTCCTGTTATTGCACTATGTGATGTATCTCTTGCTCCTTCTGCTACTGTAAATCCTCCACCATTACCAAATGAACCTACTGCTCCTCCTACGTTTGTTGTTCCTGCTCGATCTACAAAATCATTACCTTTATATAATCTTAGATTTGTAGTCTGAGCATTATATTGTATGCTTCCTGTTTCTCTTGAATTTGCATCATGCTTTGGTGTATCAGCACCTTGAACAAAATCACCAACTGATAATCCTAATTCTAATTGTCCACCATCCCACCATAAATTTCCACTGCTAGAACCAGTAGGTCCGTTCATCCTAACACATACACCTGTTGTGTTAGCATTACTAAATGTAGCACTTCTTGAAACTCTTTGCCATGATGTTGTCACACCAAATGTTTGTGTATGAAAATTAGTATAATTACCTGAGTCATCTACCTCAAAAATGTATATCATACAATTACTCAAGGATCTATCTCCCTTGACATATACACTAAATGTCCATTGCTGTCCATTTCTAGCAGGTGTTACAATATAATCAGTACCATTATTATATGAATTGGTATAGGCATCATTACCAGATAATGCCATCTTCAGTGCTACACCACCTACAGGTGAATCTGAATTACCACCAGTTTCTCTACTTAATGTACATCTAACACCTTCTTCAAATCCTTTTGTACCTCCTCCACCAGTATATGCTGTAAATAAATCTAAAGGGAAGAATTTATGGGCGAGAAAATTTTTTGAATTACCTACAGGTATTCTTTGCCATTTCTGTGTAATAAAACGTATGTCCGATCCCTGCGGTGATAGGGTCGAATCTTTATCAAGGGTAACCCTAAAATCAGGACTATTGCCTTGTAAATTTCTTACGTTTAATTGAGACATTATCTAACACTCCATGCACCACCGTTCTCAACTGTTACCGTATATCCTGTTGCAATCGTTATTGGACCTGCACTCATTCCGTTGGCAAACTCTGCACCTGCTGTAGGTC